TTCAAGAAGGGCGAATTGTCAATACTCACATGGCTGAGAACCTTGAAAGAGGTCAGCGAGAGAGCATTTGAGGAATTGAATGAAAAGACTATTTGATTTTGCCTGTGAAAACGGGCATAAAACTGAAAGACTTGTTGATTATGAGGCAACAGGTTTTAAGTGTGAGTGCGGAGCAACAGCCAACCGCCTCATAAGCGCACCTAACTTCAAATTGGAAGGGTGGTCTGGTTCTTTCCCATCAGAGCATGGGAAGTTCGAAAGAAAACACCTAGACAGACTGAAGTGGGAGCAAAGCAACAACTTGTAAAAAGTGCAAGTTAAATGTCCTGAGAACGATAAACACGCAGGAAAAGGAAAAATATGTTGATTGAAAATGAAGATGAGTCGCCAAGTGAGTTAGACGTAGTTGAAGAACAGAAGCAAGAAAGACTTCCTCAGAATGAGCAACTTTCAGACATTCCCAATTTCTATCGGGATAAAAGTCTAGAAGATGTTATCAAGATGCACCAAGAGGCTAACAAGTTAATTGATCGTCAAGGTAAAGAAGTAGGCGAGATTCGTAAACTAGCAGATGAACTCATAAAGCAGAACCTCAGTTCTAACAAGCAATCTATTAAAGAGGAACAACCAGAAGTAGACTTCTTTGAGAATCCAAAAGAAGCAATTCGTCAGACTGTCGATAACCATCCAGATGTAGTTGCAGGTCGCCAAGCGGCTTATGACTTCAAAAAGATGCAAATTCAGCAAAAGTTAGCGCAAGAGCATCCCGACTTTGGTCAGGTTGCCTCAGACCCAGACTTTGCAAATTGGGTGAAATCTTCACCTATTCGCATAAATCTGTTTGCCAAGGCTGATGGTGAGTTTGATTATGATAGTGCAAACGAATTACTTACTACTTATAAACAGTTACGTGGCGTGAAGGCGAAACAAACGAGTGATGCTGGAGAAGCAACTCGCAAGACTAACCTGAAGGCGGCATCTGTTGATGTAGGTGGTAGTGGAGAATCAGGAAAAAGAGTTTATAGACGGGCTGACCTTATTCGGCTGAAAATGACCGATCCGAACAGATACGAAGCCTTGAGTGACGAGATCATGCAAGCCTACGCTGAAGGTCGGGTCAAGTAATTAACTTATCGATTTTTGGAGATTTATCATGCCTTTAGGTACAAATAATGTGACAGTAACGACAGCGGCAACCTTCATTCCTGATATTTGGAGTGACGAAATTGTTGCGGCTTATAAAAAGAACCTAGTTTTAGCAAACTTGGTTATGAAGATGTCTTTCAAGGGCAAGAAGGGTGATGTAGTTCACGTTCCTGCTCCTACCCGTGGTTCAGCGTCTGCAAAGGCGGCTGGTTCACAAGTGACTTTGATTGCCGCAACGGAATCTGAAGTTCAGGTATCAATCAACAATCACTATGAATATAGCCGTTTGATTGAAGACATCGTAGAAGCACAGGCTTTAAACAGTCTGCGTAACTTCTACACAGCAGATGCTGGTTACTCTTTGGCTAAACAAGTTGATACAGACTTGATTAACCTTGGACGTTCAACTAATGGTGGTGCTGGTACAAACGCCTATGCAACTGGTGCGTTTATTGGTGGTGATGGTACGACTGCTTATGTTGCCGCAAGCAACAACGAAACAGCCTTGACCGATGCCGCTATTCGCCGCACTATTCAGCGTATGGATGACACCGACACTCCTATGGATGGTCGCTTCTTCATCATCCCACCCTCAAGTCGCAATACTTTGATGGGTCTTGCACGTTACACAGAACAAGCCTTTGTTGGCGGTACTAACAATACCATCCGCACTGGTGAGATCGGTAACTTGTATGGCATCCCTGTGTTTGTCTCAAGCAATTGCGACACAGCATCAGGCTCTTCTGCCGCCCGTGTTTGTTTGATGGGACACAAAGATTCTTTGGTTCTGGTTGAGCAAATTGGTGTTCGTTCACAAGTTCAGTATAAGCAAGAGTACCTTGCTACGCTGTTCACATCTGATACGTTGTATGGCGTTCAGATTCTTCGTGCGGCGGCAAGCACAGGTGCGGCTAAATCTGCATCTATGTTCGCTCTCTTAGTTCCTGCCTAATTGCAGTTGCGCCCCCTGCCCTAGTGGTGGGGGGACTTTTTTAACCTAATTAGGAGAAATTATTATGGCAACAGCAAGTGCAGTTGTAACACGCAGAGGTACTGACAGTTTTCGGGGTTTATTCTCTGATACTTGGTCAGTTCGGGCTACTCTTGACGCTGGCTCTTTAGTCGATGGCGCAGGGGAAACCGATGACGTAACAGTAGCGGGTGTCGCTTTGGGTGACATGGTTATTGGTGCATCTTTAGGTGTGGATTTGGTTGGTTTGACTGTGACAGGTTATGTCTCAGCCGCCAATACAGTTAAATTCCGCATCCAAAACGAGTCTGGCTCAACGGCTGACTTGGCTTCATCAACTTTACGTCTAGTTGTAGTTCGTATGGTTTAAGGATTGGGGGGCTTGCTCCCCTTTCTTTTAAGGATAAATATGGCTTTGTTTCGTTGCAATAAATCTGGCAATACAGTCGAATTCAGATATGACTTTGATATTGTCGAGATGCGTAGGCATCCAGAATACACAGAGGTTGATACTTCTGCTGTTGTGGAGGTTGAAAAGGTTGATGGAACAAGGCAGACACTAACTTTGAAGAAACCTATGGGCAGACCCCGTAAGGAACAGTTATGAGTGACATTGACGCTAGAGATTTTGGCAAGTTAGAGGCACAGGTTGCTTCCTTGCAGGCCGAAGTTCACCAATTGGCTAATGATGTCAAGGCTCTCCTTGAGTTGGCAAACAGGTCAAAAGGAGGCTTTTGGATGGGTATGACCATAGCCTCAATGCTTGGTGGCGTTATCACCTTTGTTGGTGGAAAGTTACTCCGATGAAAGAAGGTTTGCTCTCAGGCGTAGTTTGTCCTGTATCGACTCAGGATGTCTCTATTAATCTAAAGAACAGAAACCATGCTTTCAAAGAGTATGGGTATGGCCCTCCTAACCCTGATGAGCCAAATGACTCTTTTTGGTTGAAGAAGGCGAAGATGTATAACGCCCCTACTAAAGACATTATGGGGATGCGATGTGGCAACTGTGCCGCATTTATCCAGACTCCTAAGATGATGGAGTGCATCACTGGTGGACTAGAGAAGGATGAGGGTGAGAATGAGTTGTCCTATGACGAGAATTTTGTCAAGGCGGCTAATTTAGGATATTGCGATCTATTTCAATTTACCTGTGCCGCACTCAGAACCTGTGATGCGTGGAAATCAGGTGGCCCAATAACCAAGGAGAAACCATGATGTACGGAAAAACAAGCAAGATGACAGGCTCAAAGATGCCTAAGAAATCAGAGAAAAAGGGTATGCCGATTGCCATTATGGTGGCAGTTGGTAAGCCAAAGGCTATGCCTATGCGTGGTCAGCGTACCGCAACTAACATGATGAAGAAAACAGGGAGAGGCAAATGAGTTCACTATCTAGCGCAAGAACCCTATTAAATGCAGTAACTGCAAGTGGTGCTTCTACTGCTGTGCAAGCAGACGCAGGACAACCCGCATTTCTGCAAGTTACAGGCATAACAACCGCTACTGTTGCTTTCCAAGGAAGTCTTGATGGGACAACATTTGCAACGATTGGTACTGCTTTGACTGCTGATGGCATTGTCACTATTGCCAATGCGCCAAAGTATTTGAGAGCCAACTGTACAGCCTACACCTCTGGAACTATTACAGCAAAGGTCTTGTATTAGTATGAAAAAGACCAAAGCACAAGCCAAAATTAGCAAAGTCATGCGTGAGTACAAGGCAGGTGATCTGCACTCAGGCAAGGGTGGTAAGGTTGTTAAGTCTCAGAAACAAGCCATAGCAATTGCCCTATCAGAGGCTGGTAAGGCGAAGAAGAAATGAAACAAGGACTTTATGCCAATATCAATGCCAAACAAGCAAGAATTAAGGCTGGCTCTGGTGAACGTATGCGGAAAGTTGGTAGCAAAGGTGCGCCAACTGCCAAAGCGTTTATTGAGTCTGCTAAAACCGCAAAGAAACCAAAAAAGGTGAAGTGATGAAAACTCCTGCTTGGCAACGCTCCGAAGGTAAAAATCCTAAAGGAGGGTTGAACTCCAAGGGAAGATCATCTTATAATGCGGAAACTGGTGGTAATTTAAAAGCACCAGTAAAGTCGGGGGATAACCCTCGCAGAGCAAGTTTCTTGGCTCGTATGGCTGGCAACGATGGCCCTGAGTACAAGAATGGTGAACCGACAAGACTGCTTCTTTCGCTCAAAGCATGGGGTGCATCCTCAAAGGCTGACGCAAAGGCAAAGGCTAAGTCTATTTCTGAACGAAATAAGGCAAAAGCGAAATGAGAGCATTATCAGTTGGAGTTAGTCCCACAGCGGCAGTAGACACAACAGTCTATACGTGTCCTAGAGGCTATTACTCTAAATTTACTGTAATGTATATACACAATACAGGTGGGTCTACCAAGCATATTACTGTTCAATGGTTTGACGCAAGTGCCAATAGCACACTTGATATATTGACTCAATACGATTTTTCATCAAAAACTTACTTGCAGTTTGATGGCAACGCCTATATTGTTTTAGAAGAAGGTGACAAAATCAAGATAACTACTCAGTCTGCAAGTTCATTCAGTTTTATAGCCACATTTGAAGAAGAAGGGTTGACTAGAGCATGACCTACCTAGAACTTGTAAACGATGTCTTGGTGCGACTCAGAGAGCCTGTGGTCACAACTTTCAGCGAAACTACCTATTCCACCTTGATTGGCAAATTCATCAATGATGCCAAGCGTCAGGTTGAAGATGCCTTTAGTTGGAACGCCTTGGGTGCAACCATCACAGTTACAACTGCCGCCAGTACCTCTACCTATTCCCTTACAGGGGCTGGACAGAAGTTTCAGGTTATGGATGTAATCAATACAACTAGCCTTTTATGGCTAAAAAACATTAGTTTTGTGGACATGAACCGCAAATTGAACTTTGCGCCTGTTGCTACTGAAACACCCACAGAATATGCTTTTGATGGGGTAGATGGTTCTTACGATACACAAGTAAAACTCTATCCAATCCCTAATGCTGTATATACAGTTAAGTTTATGCTGACTGTCCCACAACCAACATTGGCATTAGATGCCACAGTAGTAAAAGTTCCTGATGTTTTAGTGGTGCAAAACGCCTACGCAAGAGCATTGGTAGAGCGTGGTGAAGATGGTGGATTGTCTTCCTCAGAGGCATATAACCTGTATCGGGCAATGTTGTCTGACTATATTGCTTTGGAAGGCACACGCTATCCAGAGAATCAGGAGTTTGTCTCTATATGACGCAAAGATTGCAGACCTTTAGTGTTCAAGCCCCAGGCTTCTTTGGGCTAAACACGCAAGACTCTCCTTTGACATTGGAGGCGGGGTATGCGTCTATTGCCACCAATTGCGTCATTGACCAATATGGACGTATTGGCGCACGAAAAGGCTTCTCAAGGGTTAATTCATCCTCTGGCAACTTAGGCGCAAACGACATAAAAGTTATCCATGAGTTAGTGCAACTTGATGGAACTTTGACTGTATTGTTCGCTGGCAACAACAAGTTATTTAAGTTGGATGGCTCTAACGCTGTTGTAGAGTTGACCTATGGGGGTGGGGGTACTGCCCCAACTATTACTGCAAGCAATTGGCAATGTGCATCTTTAAATGGCATTACCTATTTCTTCCAATCTGGTTATGACCCTCTAATCTATGACCCTGCGGTAAGCACCACCACGTTTAGGCGTGTGTCTGAGAAGACGGGCTATACAGGCACAGTTCCTTTGGGAAACATTGTTATCTCTGCGTTTGGTCGCTTGTGGGTGGCTGATACTACGGCAGACAATGTAACGATTAGTTTCTCTGACTTGTTGGCAGGGCATAACTGGACTGCGGGAACATCTGGAACTCTTGATGTTTCTAGGGTTTGGGCT